GCAACATCATAAACACCTTCAAACATCAGGCGCGGTGAAAATATATTTCTGTTTTTGTAAAGGTCTGAAGTATATGAAGCAAGCTGCAAAGGGTTTGCAACATCAGGAATGAATGTCATATACATGCGCACAAACATTGAACCACCGATTGTTTGAATGCGCTTGAACATTTCCAGAGGCTCAACCATCAGCACAAGTTCTTTTGGTTCCAGTGTTGAATTTTTTATCAGTGGACTATTCCTGAAAATATAAACAGGTTGATAAATCTGACCTGTCAACTGATTCTGTAATTCAATCGGATAATTTGTGAAGTAATAGGTCACGCCCTGATAATCAAATTCATACAGTTCTGTGCGGTGTTCTACAATTGAAGGTCTTAATTTATGCATAGTTTCACCCTATGTTCTTTCATAGTCGTCACCTATTTTCAAAGCATTATATTCTTTTGGTTTTGCTTCCTGCAAATTTAACAGCACTTCATATTTTGAATCAGTATGAAATCTGAACTGAACAGCATCATCAGCAATTCTGCAAAGCCTTGCAAAACCAGCAGGCTTGATTGCTGTTGTATCCATGTCAGCACCGCCGCCTGAAGGCTGCATTGTGATATCTGCGGTAATTTTATTATATGCTGCAATTGGTGAAACAAGTGTGATTTCTTTATTCAAATAATCAACTGTATAATTTGCAGGCGCAATCAACACACCTTCATCATACAATGCAACAGCGGTGAAAGTGTAGTTGCAGACAAAAGGTAGTTTCCATAACAAGCGCGCACCGTCTGAACCACCCAACTGAACATCAGCAATGACAACGGCACCGGATGAAATTTCAAGCGGTTCATCAAGTTCAATCAATTCATTTTCAGAATCAACAACAGTGATGTTTGTAATTTTGCGCCCGTGTATAACCTTTATAGTTCCAACTGTCAGAACTGCTTTCACATACCTGATGCGAACATGTGTCATGGTCAACAGCGGTGATATAACTTTATTTAACCGCACCTTGTCACCATCTTGATATGAATATGTGTCATATGGTGAAGGATATGCATTAAAGCCGAGATTCAGCCAGTATGTGCCGGGTATACCAATTGAAAAATCTATCAGCGCAACCGGTTCAAGCGGCAACTGATATTCAAGCGTGTCGTTATTACCTTCAAGAATTATTTCATCAACTTCAAGTGCTGCGCTGAAAGATGGTGAATCAAACCAAACATATTCATTTCCTTTATAATTTTCTGAAAAGTTCCTATTTTTTACAATCAAATTTCCTTCACCTGATATTCCTGTTACATCAAATTCAGTTCCGGTAAAATCCCAAAATGGCTTTGATGAAACCTGAACTTCACGCACAAGATTAATCAAGTCACCGTATGTTTCATACCATGTGAACGCAGGAAGTGCGCCGTCTTTTGTTTCATAGGTGTATGCAAGTTCATCAACATACGCAACACCGTTGATTGAAAAACCTAATTTTGTTGAAGGTGAATTCATAGGTGCGTAATAATAAGACCTTGACCAGACTGAAGAATCATTTATCAAAACCCTGAATCTGTAATCTGTTGCAGATTCTTTAATCACGCGCAATTCCATAGTTTGCCATGTGTTAGGAACAACAACACCGCTACCACCGCCGGAATGATAAGGAGTTAAAACATTCCACTGTGCGCCAAAAGGTAAAGGTGCATTATACGCATTACAATAAATCATCCATGCTGCATCATTGTATAAATAAATTGTAATCGTTGAATATGGTGAAACAAGTTTATATTTTAACCTGACTGAAAAATAGTCTTCATATTCACGCACATCAGTAATCAATGAACCAAGCACACCAGCATCATTTTTCAAACCCCGTATTCCAGAAATGTATTCTGTATCTTCAACAATTATTTTGCTGGTTGCGCCGTCTATCCACCGCCAAAAATCAATCACTTTTACATCATTGATTGATGCAGGTGATGCTGCTGTGTTCATTATTGTTGTTTCATCATTGTAATATTCAGAACCGATTTGTTCCCCAACTTCCCATGAACCACCGCCCAAACATGGCGCACCCCTATACATTGCCAGTTTCACCATGTTCTGTGAATCATCATCATTGTAAAAAGACAATCCTTTATTCACGCGCTGTTCACCTGAAAGAATGCGCTGATAAATTCTATTACCAAGCTGTTGCTTAATTTCTTTCAAAAATATTCTGCTGCGCTGTTCCCTGTTCGCTGTGTTTGGTTCATCAACAAGGATTGATAAACCCGGATTGTAATTTGAAGCAATTGCAGGAAAGAACAACCTTGAAAGGTTGAAAGTTTTTGAAGTTCTGTTTGCAAAAAAGTTTGTCAGTTCATTCAAGATGGAACCTCATTTTCAAATATTTCTTCAAACTGCAAAGTCATTGCGCCTGTTCTGTCATTGTAGTATTCAGTTGAATTATCATTGACCAATCTTGCATAAAAGAAATTATACATCCTGAACTGCAACTTTGTCACATCAATACTGATTGCTGATTCAAGTTCAATGTTCATGTATGAAATCTTTTCACCCCATGTGTTATCAGGAACCGCTGACAGTATCCTGTTTATTTCAATATCATCAGTGGTGTTGTTGAGAATCAACATTTGTTCAACAGGCAGCACACCAAACCTTGATGCAATGTTTGCATACTTGAAATCAGAAACAAATGTCATTGGTCTGTTGTAAATATTTCCTGAAGCATCAATGTTAGTTTCACCTAACAATTGGTCAGTGTTTGCGTTATATATTCTGATTGGAAAGAAGGGAAGAATGCAAAGAAACTGCTGTGCTTCATTTCCTGCAATGATGTTTTCAATTACTGAAATGTACCTTTCTGTAACCGTAAAAGCAAACTGCCTGCGCACCTTCCCAACCTGAACAGTGTAATCATGCAAAGCTGCGTTAAATGTAGCTTGTGCAGCTTTGAAACCAAGTTCAGGAAGTGTTGACCAGTCTATATATTTCGGATAAATTATTTGCATCAATTAATCCATTCACTAATGTATCTTGAATTTCCTTTGATAACATTCAAAATAAAATTTTCCATTTTATCAGAAGAAACTATTGATTCAATCAATTCAGGGTCAATTACATTCATGATTGTTGCTTGTGACTTCACCGCAGTATTTGCAGGTGTTCCCGGCGTTGTTGAAAGTGCAGGCGTACCGCCAACAAGTCCACCCATCGCAAAAGCTGGAATATTTTTAACTGGTTTTAAGTTCAGCAATCCTTTGTTCAATGACTGGAAGAAAGCCAGCCCGTATTTATCAACAATAGATTTCTTGATGACAAATTCACCAGCGGTCAACCATGCAGGCACATTGTCAACGCCGCGCGCACCAGATACAAGACCGCCCACGGCAAAGCCCAAACCACCTGTTGCCGTCATCAGGGTTGATGCGTTTGCTTTTGCCCGTGTCACTTCATTTGCAATTTCATTTGCGCGCCGCATAACTTCTGCAAGTATATTATAAAGGTCATCACTCAAAGTTTGAGCGGCAGCAGTAATGTCACCCAAAAAACTGTTCATGTTTTCACTGCGATTTGTCAGCCATTCATTCACCGCTTCATTGTCCTGTTCCATTCCTTCTTTGAACTTGTCGGTTGCTTCTTGTGTATCTTCATTCAGGTTGTCTATTGTTTCACCAAAAGTGACTTCAATTTCTGCAAGCCCGTTTGCCATTTCATCAATGGCAAGAACATCACGCACATCAGCCGCACCTGATTCTGCAACCTGTGTTGCAGCATCAATGACAGACTGTTGAAATGTTCCAATCTGTTCTTCTGCTGTTTTCAGTTTTGATATTGTCAAGTCAAGCGGTGCCAATGCTTCAGGCGGCACTGTTATCTGCACAGGTTCAAATTTTGGTGGGTTCTTCAGAAATTCCTGATATTCTTCCAGACCACCAGAAAAACCACGCCCGGTCATTGCAAGATATTTTTTCATTGCTTCTTGAAAACCTTGACCGGGTTCAGCAAACGCCATGACATCCCGTTCAAGTTTCTGCTGTGCAAGCAATCCTTCTTGCGTCTTCAGCGCGTCATTCTGCTGGTTCAGCAAATCAAGAATTGAACGCATGTTGTCAAGCCGTTCACCGCCTATCTTCAACTGCTTTTCTTCACCTGAAACATTCTTGTCAATATTTTCACCAGCAGCCGCAATCAGTGCGTCATACTGGTCACCAACTTCTGTGTTGTTCTGCATTATTTCTTTGACTTTATCAGCACTGACACCTAGTTTTTCCATCTGTTCAACAAGCGGTTCAAAGGTTGTTGATGTTTCTATGTTCTTCAGGCTGTCTGACATTTCCCTGATAAGACCATGCGCTTCAAGAAACTTCTGTTTCATTTCTTCTGTGCCATCACTGAAGATGTCAAAGGCTTTTTCAACATCATCTGTTTCAACCTGTATTGCACCAAAGTCAGTTTGCAACCACAGCTTGCCCATCTTGTCGATTGAAGCACCCCACACATCAGCGGCAGATGTCACCTGCTTCACGGTGCTGTCTGACAGTTTGTCAAACTGTGCAGCAATTTCAGCAAGCCTGTCTTTCATGCGTTCTTCAGGTGTCGTGTCACCAATCGCAGCTTTGTATGCTTGCGCTTCAGCTTTGTTTTGCAGCCACAGTTCACGCAAAGAAGCAGGAAGTTCTTGCAGCTTTGCAATTTCATTTTCTGAAATGTCAAGTTCTATGCGTCCATACTTTGTATCATAAAACAAACCTTCAATCTTTTTGCTAGTGTCTTCCAGCGCAGTGAATATTTCCGCACCAGCCTGAATTCCACCGCGCTTCAGTTCTTCAGTCATCTTTTCCCTGACTTCAGCAACGGTGCCTTCAAACTTTGTGCCGTCAAGTTCAAGACTGATTTGTTTTTTTGGGTCAAGTTTTTTCAATGAATTGATGACAGACTTTATTGCTTTTTCACCGGCATCACCAGACTTCTTGAAATTCTTTTCAAGTTCCTTCACTTCCTTGTTTGTCTTCAACTGTGCAATCTTTGAAAGTTCTTCAAGTTCATCAGCAGTTGCAGCGGTTTCACCTTTTGCATCACCCATCAGCCGCGTGAACTTTGCCGTTTCTGCCGCAAGGTTCTTTTCTGATTCTTCCAGCTTGTCACTGTAGTTGTAAATGTTTTTGAACTGCTGGAAAACAGCTTTCAAATTGTCTTCATGTTCTTCCTGACTTTCATTTTCTTTCTTTGTCAGAAATCCGGTTTCTTTCTGTAGTTCAGCAATAAGTTCTTGAACGCTGTTTGTTCTTGCCATTGCATCAGCAAGCTGGTTCTGTGAAATGGTTGCACCTGTTATTTTCTGAACATAATCAAGCGCACCATCAATGGCATCTTGCCATTTTTCAACAACGCCTTCAAGGTTTTCAATGGCTTGCTTTGAAATCAACCGTAACTGTTCAACGGGCAAAGCCTTTTCACCAGCCTTTGCGTCAAACTTTGGTGTGACATCAATTTCAATTCCCTTTGCGCGGTTTTCAAGTGTCTGTTTAACTTCATCAATCTTTGCTTCACCATCTTTGATTGTTTGTTCAATATTTGCAATGTCTGCTTTGAATGTCAGGTCAACTTCTTGAAGTGTTACATCAGCACCCAGTGCTTCAGCAAGTTTTGCTGCCGGGCTGATTTTTGCAATGAAATTATATGCGCGTATTATCCAATTCAAAACCTGTTCTGTCTTTTCACGCAGTCTTCCAATAACTGAATCTGCATCAGCTTCCATCTGCTGCAACGCTGCGGTCAGAAACCGCTGCCTGTTTATCAATGCTTTTTCATACGCCTGCAAAGTCTTTGTGTCCGTGTCCTTGATTTGTTCAAGCGTCAAGATGCGCGTCTTTGCAAACAGCGCATTGTCTTTTTCCAGCTTTGCAAAATCAATACCGGTTTCCCATGTCTGCTGCCATTCTTTGCGGAACTTCAAAACAGCAGCGGTGACAGTTCCCAGTGCAACAGCCAGCGCGACAAGTGCAGGCGCACCCATTGCCGCGATTGTTGGAAAGACAGTTGACAAGATGACACCCATTGATGAAAGCGCACCATTGAATGTCAACAGCGTTGTTGTAATTCCTGAAAGCAAAGTCAGTGCTTTCAATGCAATTGTCAACGCAACTATTCCTTCAATGGCGCGGCGCACTGGTTCTGGCAAAGACAAAAACAGTTCAACAATTTTGCCCACGCTTTGCGTAATGGCAACAACAGCAGGTGCCATTTCAGAACCCAGTCTGATTGCAAATTCCCTGAAAGTATTTTTTGCAATCTCCATCTGATTTGTGAAAGAACCAAACGCCTTTTCAGCAGCGTCTTGCATCAGGTTTGTTGAATTTCCCAGTTCGATTATTCTGCTGTCAAGAAGGTCAACAGAATCAATCAGCGTCAACAACTGCGCAAATGACCGTTTGGGAATTCCCAACCTTCCCAGTGCTTCAGTTGTATCAAACCCGGCTTCTTTTAACCGCTTCAGCGTGGGCAACAATCCTTCCCACTTCACGCCTGCAATTTCCATTGCTTCAGCGGTTTCCTTTGTTGGATTGACCAGTGAAAGAATTGCAAAGCGCAGACCTGTGACGGCAAGTGGAAGCCTGATACCTTTCTGCGTCAACACCGCAAGTGAACTTGTCAATTCTTCAAGTGAAATGTTTGCCTTTGCCGCAACCGGAACAATGGTGCCGATATATTGCGCAACTTCCTCAAAGGTTGTAACACCGCGCTTGACCAGAAAGAATAGATTGTCATATATGCCGCCCAAATCATCAACCGTCTTTCCGTATGCATTCATTATCTGCACGCCGATACGCGCAGCGGTTTGCGTGTCTGACAATCCGGCGGTTGCAGCCTTTGACGCAAGTTCAACAACACCCAGTGAATCTGAAAGTTCAACACCTGCTGATACAACATCATACAATGCTTTTGATAACCCAATAGCTGATTCAGGCAATCGCTTTGTCATGTCAAGGATTGCTTCAGATGCGCTGTTCATTTCATCCTGTGTTGCTGATGTCAGCGTCCACACATTGCGCATGTTTGTATCAAATTCACCAAACTGTCTGAATGTTTCACGGGTGAAGAAACTGAATACAAGCGTGCCAGCAATCGCAGCCATTGACTGCAAGCGTGTTGCAAGAAATCCTGTTTGCTGCGCGGCACCTGTCATTTCAGCTTTCAGTGCTGCAATTTTTGTTCTGCCTGCCGTCATTGCCCGTCCGAGTTCCGCACCGGTCAATGTCCCTGAATTTTTCAAGGTGTTCATTGCGTTGGTGACCTGATTGATGTCTGCTTGAATATCCTTGAAAGGTCTGATGTTCAGAGTATTGAAAGCCTGCGCAAGTTTTTCACCTGCGTTGCGGCCTGAATCATTTACACGCGCAAACGCGGTGCCTGCGGTCTGCTGTATCTTTTCCAGCTTGTTGATGATGTCTGTGATGTCTGCTTGAAATTGATATTGAACTGTCTTGCCGGTTGCCATCAAACCCCCACATGTTACTGACCACGCAGTCTGCGCGCAAATCTTCTGCGGTCTGCGGCAATCTTTTGTTCATTCAGTTTGTGTTCACTTTTGCCGCCGTCCATTGCTTGCTGTTCTTTCTTCAATATATTATCAATTTCCTTCATGTCAGAACAGAACACACCCAACTTCACTGCAATAATCTGATGCCAAATTTGGGTATATCGTTCCTGCATGGCGGTGCGTTTGAGCGCAAGCAATGCACGCACAAAGTGTGACAGCTTATATTTTAGGCAGTTTGTATGCCCGGCACGGGAAAGTTCATTCACGCATTCCCAGAAATCGGCTGCGCTGAATCTTTGCTTCTGGTCAGTTCCGTGATGAATCCCAGAAGGAAGTTTGCCGCCTGACTTGTGAGAATGCCTGACAAGTTTTTTGTGACTGCTTCATTTTCCAACCACAGTGCTTCAATCAATTCTTTCAGCTTGCTGTTTTTCTGCTTCTTGAAAAGGTCTTCATTTTCATTGAAGATTTTTGCAAGCAGCTTGAACACAAGATATTTGTTTGTCTTGAACACTGTGCGCCATGATTTGCGCACTTCTGAAAGGTCAATGTCTTCAACAAGTTCAAGCAGGTCTGCTGTTTGTTCACCTGTTAGTTCATCAACCAGAAGAACTTTGTTCACGCCATCCTTGCCAACAAGTTCAACTTCACGCATGACACCCCCGGTTTGTTTTTCAACATTGTATATTGAACTAAAAAAAAAGGCAAGCACTGATGCCTGCCTGCTTCAAAAATTTGTTGTATGTACGCATTGACAGGTTACCAAAAAAACAAACGGGATGCAAGCGCACCCCGTTTGAAAGGGAAAAAGTGAATGAACCTTTATGCTGCGTAGAAAAGTGCAACCCCATATTTTTCATCAGGGTGGTTTTCTTCATCTGCCAGCACTTCTGCGGTGATGGTGAAATTGCCCCATTCTTCACTGATGAAACCAACTTCCCCTTCAGGTGTCAGTGACACCTTCCAGAAAATCAGTTCAATCTTTTCACCCTGTGCCGGGTCACCCACAAAGCGCAACAGTCCTTCTTTTGAAGTGCTTGCTGCAAACTTCACGCCTTCCAGTGTCTTGTCTGTGATGTCGTAACTGACAAGCAGTGGGTCATCAAGGTCAATTCCAACGCCTGTGTTGATGAACTTGATTCTGCCGATTGTGTAATCAACTTCATAATCGGTTCCCTCAACATAGGTTGTTCCGGCAGGGTCAGAAGTGACAACCACGGAAGCCGCAGTGATGACGCGCTTTTCCAGCTTGAACCATGAATCAAATGCAAGTGCCGTGACTGATTCATCTGTGATGCTGCCTGCGGTCTGGGAGTATGTATAATCTTCCCCCATGAACGCAAGTTTCAGGTTGTCAAGATTGAATTCTTCAAGCTGCAAAGACAGCGGTGCTTCAACCTGTGTGATGACTTCCTTGTCTTTGACGCGCAGACCAGACCTTGAAGAATAGTGCGGCAGCTTTTCAAGTGCAAGTGACACATTGAATGACGGCACATTTCCAAGGTCAATTTCACCCTGATTCACCCCGTTTTCATCAAACGGCGCAAAATAAAGGATTCCTTTACCAAGCATGTAATTTTCAACATCATGACCGCGTTCCATTTCAAATCCCCCTTAATTTTATTGTGCTTGTTTATATCTGAAGTTGTAAGTAACAACTACCAGAACAATATTATTATATACAAAGTTGTGCATTGTTTCAGTTTCCCAAAATTCAAGACACAACTGTTTTCCCGTTCCCGTCTGTGCAAAACCAAAATCTTCAGGCGGTTCCATTGCGTTTCTGATTTCTTCAGTGACTTCCATGATTTCATCATAGATGTCATCAAATTCTGTGTCAGAACTTATTTCAAAAGCAAGTGACATGTGAACACGCGCATTGCGTTCATAAAACTTTGCACCTTCCCTGCGGTCTTGTTTTGGTTTCAGACTTGGAACTTCATCAGGCACAACCGCATAGCATGGGAACTGTTCTTTTCTGAAGTCTGGTAAACCCTTTGCAACATGTCCTTCAGGATATGCAGCAGCAAGCCTTTTGCGTGCTTCAATTATAATATCTTTTCTGTTCATGTTAATATATTATCTGTATTGTTTTTTCAGTTTCCGCGTGTGAGTAAATCAAGCAAACGCGGTTGCACCCAGTCAGAAAATTCAGGTGCATCAAGCAAAGCGATTTCAGCATACAATGTTCCGCGTAGTTTCACCTGTTTCACTAATAAAAAAAGCGGCACAATTTCATCAGGTTTTCCAGCAGGAACCCCAAAGATTAAAGCATTTCCACGCTTTGAATTTTTTATAAATGTTGATTCAAACTTTCCACTGGAAACCATTGAATTGATTTGGTCACGAATAGAACCGGCACCCTGTCTTGTTGAACCTGCTGCTGTCTTTGCTGCGTCAAGTGGTATTGTTAAAGCACCACCGGGTTTTGCATTTATAGTTCCACCCAAATTTTGAATACCTGCATACTTCAGCCTTGAATAAACTTCTGATGCAGCACCGCCTGTTGTCCTTTTGACAATTGCATGAAATGAGCGTGCAAGGTCACCTGTTGGATGTGTGATAAAAAAATCGCGCGCGTTTTTTATAATGCGTGCTTCAATTTCTGTTTTTGTCCATGTCTGTAATTCTTTGTATAACAGTTCAAACGCAGGCTTGCGCACTGAAACAAAAACATTCTTGTTGCCGCTTTTTAGTTTGACGAAAAAGACAGCCATGTTTTAACCCTCAAATACAAGCGGTTGCAACATGTCCTTCACTGCTGGAATCAATGTGATGTTTGCTTGGTCTTGTGCAATCGGGTTTACTTCAGTGGTTCTGACTATACCCAAATAATCTTTTTTTCGATACACAACAACACCCTGTGCAACCACTGCATTCATAAGTTGCGGAATGTTAGAAATATCATCTGTTCCTGAATTGTGCGTGATACGCAGCCAGTCTGTGAATTCAAGTTCATCAGTTGCAAACGCAATCATTCCCTGTGCTGGTATTGCTTTCCAGATATCGGTGTCCATTTCATAATCATCAGCAGTTACAAAAATATATTCAACTTTTGAAACAGAGTTCAGCGGATACCTTGAAAGAAAAACAACATTGCCAACATCAAAGAAATCTTCTGATATTTCATCAGGTGTTGTTGAATGAAATGAACGGTGACAGAATCCAACACAGGAAGTGTATGCAATTGATGCACACACTTCCATCAGCGCATCTTTTGAAGTGCCGGTGAAATCCAGAAGTGACTTCATCTTTTCAACAGCCGCATCAAAAAAACCTGCTGGTATTGGATGATTCATTTGTTTACTTTACTATTTCAACAAGCCTTCCTGCGTTCTTTGCAATTGAAAGCGGAACCATCACAGCGTTTGCAGGGTCTTTCACAACCTTCCCGGCTTTGCGTGTGATGGTGCATGGAAAGTAAAACTGTTTGCCGTTCTTATCTTTGCCATGCAAAGAACTGATGACATGACATTTCACCATTTCTTCTTTCTTTGCTTCTTTCACATCTTCTTTCACATCTGTTTTTGTTGTTCTTTTTTCTGGCAAGGTTTCCCCCTTGTTAATTTCAACGCCGTTTTCAGCGTCAAGATTCTTGTTTGCAGCTTCACTGACCATCTTGTTTGATGGTTTTGGTTTGTCTTTCTTTTTGCTTTTCGCCATGATTCCCCCTTTAATAAAAAGTATCAAGGCACAGTATAAACCATACCTTGATACTTTTCAAATCAGGTTTATGATGCAGCAGTCACAAGGATTGCAAAGGCGGCAGGAATAGCAACCGCAATTGCTTCACGCTGTGTTCCGCGTACAGCAAGGACATCGGAACCAAACCAAAGATGTTCACTTGTCTTGATTGTCAGTTCCATTCTGTCACCGATATAAACATGGCGCAGATTTCCGAGAATAACAAACGGCGTTGAAACCGCGGTTGCAGTAACAGCAGGCATCTTGTCGTGCAGCATGTAAGGAAGTCCACACAGTGAAGCCTGTTCCCCCGGCTGTGATGGATTCCAGATGTACTGGTCAGAACCGTCTTTCATTTTTTTGAAAATGTTGAAGATGGTTCTGTGCATGATGTATTCAGCACCTGCAAGTGCAGCTTCAGAAATAGCAGCCTGCATGTCATACAGGTCATCATATGTTGCATCTGTGAAATCAACTGCACCTGAACCCATGATAACAGCATTTGTTCCTGCAACATACAGAATGCCATCAAACGGGTCAGTTCCGCTGGAATCTCCAACCAGTGCAACGCGGTCTTCTTCCTGTGCAAAACCTTCAGCAATCAGAGTTGCAATCAGATTTGCCATTGGAATACTGGAATCTGTCAGCAGTTCATTTGTGACAGGAATAAGCGCAGCCATTTTTTTAACTTCAAGAAGAACGCGGTCAAGCTGTGCCTTTGACTTTGTGATTTCTTCATTTTCATCAACCCAGTAAACAACTACACCTGAAGCAAGTGCTGGAAGGGTCATTCTGTCGCGTGTGATAGGAAGCACAAACGCTTTCTGTCTGACTTTTCCGTATTCTTCAATCAGGCGCACAAGCTGTGCTTTGTAGTCTTCAGGCACAAGATAGCCGCCATCAGCATCAGTTGTTTCGTTCATGGCATCACCAACCTTGACACCCGGAACTGATATCATAGCTTTCTGAAACCATTCAAGAAATGCTTTTGCATCTGCTTCCTGTTCAGTTGTGAAAATATTCAGCTTTGAACCGGACAGATTTTTTTCAATCAGTTCAACCTTTGCAGTGAATTCTTTCAGAATAGCTTCAATGTTAGCAAGCGCATCTGAATTTGCTTTCACTGCACCATCAGCAAGACCTGCAACATTCTTCAGCAGTTCCGCTTTAATTTCAGCAATCATTTTTTCAACATCCATTTCTTTCAATCCCCCTTCTGAATTTTTGTTGGATATTATTTTTATTCTGACCTGTTGTTGTCAGAATCAGTCCGTATTGACTTCAGTGCTTTTTCAAGTTTTTTGAAAAGTTCTGAAGATTTCTTTTCATCATCTAGCATTTCCATGATGACACCCAGTCTGATTTTTACCTGTTTCATAAGGTCAGTTTGTGCGTCAAGTGACTTCTGAAAAGCGTCAAGTGCATCAAGTGTTTTTGCCGCAACATCATCAACGCTTGAACAAGTTGCAGGCGCATCTGTTAGTTCGCCTTCTGCGCCTTTGCCTTCATCAGAATCTTCACCTTCACCGGTGCCTTCATTTGTCAGCATTTCTGTCAGGATTGCTTCAAGTTCTTCATCAGTCTTGAAAACTGCACCCGGTGTGCTTTTGGTGCTGCGCATAGAATGAACCAGCACTTTCATTTCTTCAAGCAATGCTTCCTGATTACATCCAATCGGAACCGTGCTGACTTCAAGCAATTCCCATTCAAGGGTTAGTAACCACGGTCTTGATGCAAAGTCAGACAGCTTAACTTTTTCTTTTTCTCCGTTTATGATAACTTCAAATTCTTCAGGCGTATTGTCATCAACAAAAATATACTTGCGATAATAGAACCCAACTGAAAAGGCTTTCATGTATCCCTTTTCATATTTGTACTGAAGTTCATTGCCCCTGTCTGTATCGGCAAAAACAAAGTTGATTTTCACAGCTTCTTTGCTGACATCAACTGAAAGGATTTTCCCTATCGGGTCAGCCGCATAATTATGGCAGTCAAGCAGAACAGGATTTTTCAGAAAATCATCAAACTTGCAACCAGCAGGAAAAAGAACTTCACCTGCACGGTCAATAGCTTTTGTGCTTGCAACCGCTGTGAATATTTTTCTTTCTTCATCATTGACCGCTTCTGTTGGTACAACTTTGCAGTCAATCTTTTTCGGCAGCTTTACTTCAAGCGTTTTACCTGTGAGAACAGGAAGCACTTTTGTTTTTTTTGTTGAAAAATACTGAATATCAAACATTGTTCCCCCGTGTATTTTCTTTTCATCAAAAATATTATCTGATTTTTTTTTCATTGTTATTAGTTATACAGGCAGCAGTGTGCAGCGGCAGTTGATGACCTGTTCAGGTGCGCCGCCGGGTGCGCCCGGATATGGTAAGTTTGTAACAGGGAAAACATCTTTTCCAATTTCAACAATAGTTCCCAGTAATTCTTCATCAGCATGGTCAGGTCTTACAAATTCATCACCCATAGTCAACCATGTTCCATATTTAACACCGTATGCTTTGAATCCTTCAACGCGCGCGGTGTTATATGCTGATGCGGTCAGGGTGCGTGCGTTTGTTAAAGCGTTGTTGCTTTGATACTTTGTTGCTTCCAGTATCCTGTTTGCAATTGTGGTTGCACTGTCACCTTCCCTGATTCCATCAAGCACAACTTCATTAATTGAATTTGAATATGTCTGTGTGATTGATAGCGTTGCAAATTCAAGCGTTTCAGCAATAGCATTTTCAAGCGCAGCAATCTGAACTTCTGTCAGGAAGTCTTCAAGAACAATGTCTTGCGGAATTGCTT